TACGTGCAGAATTGAAAAACTCTGTAGTAAACGTTTCACGTACACTAGATAGACGTTCTAGACAAAATTCTCAACTCTTTAAATTTGGAGAAAAAGGTGAAGTTGCTAAAGTTCAAATATTAGGCAAGTGGACTGAGTTTTCAGACATTTCTAATAGAGCCTTATCTAATCAACGCTACGTAGATAATTGGAGTACTAAAGAAGGTTTAACTTTGGCAAGAAAAGCTTACCTTTCGGGTAGAGCTCCTATGCGTAATTATTTCCCTAAGCTACCTAATAATCTACCTAGTTTTGATAAGATAAAAAAGAAAATAATCAAGCAAATTGAAAGTTTACCTTTTGGTAAAGCTTTCTTAAAGAAATGGAAAGGTGAACCTTCAGATGGAGCATTAACTTCTTTTCTAAGATTTGCTAGTGAACGTAAACGTAGATTTTTAGATTTAGAGTGGTTTTATGCTAAACAGAAATCAGACTACATTCAAAATGCATTAACTCCAGATTTTCTAAAAGGCCGAATAACTTCTATGTCTAGTATCATGAAAGACATAGCTACAGGTTCTTCTACAGATTACGACTCGTTAGCTATTAAAATAGGAAAAAAATTACATAAAGCAGAAATGTCGGATGTAGATATTTTCTTTAAAGCACCTACTCTTGCAGAATACCATAAGATAGGCTCAGATATACTAGACGGTTTAAAAGCCCAAGGTAAAATCAAAGTAGGTCTTAGAGGTGTAACTCGCAGAGGTGTAGTTGATCTTGACAGCGGTAGGATGGGCGTAGGTTCTTACAAAGACACTATCTCCCGAGAAGTTCAGATAGTTGACCCTGCAATGCTAGAACTGCAAAGAGCAAATCGTGAGTTAATCTATTCCAGACGTATGGGTATAGTTAGAGACCGAGATAGGTTATATGTTAAAGCAGGTGCAAAAGAGTATTTTGATGCCAGAGGTAACAGAACAGGTCTTAGTGTCATAACTCGTAAAGCAGGCGCTAACTATGAAAAGAATCTAATAGATAGAGACTTTGCTGACATGCTCAATCATACAATGGATGCGGAATGGACAATGGATCAAGACTTCGGTTCATTCTTTGATGACCTTGCCCACTTTAGAGACCCTAGAGGTAAAGTAGCGAAGTACGATGAGCTGAACGGTTTTCGTAAGATTATTTTACAGCGTGGCGAACAAGGCTTAGGTATGATGCAGACCATCAAATGGCATTTGGAAGGTAAGACAACTTGGCGTAACTGGGTGCAAATAGATGGACGGGGCCGAGTGTATACACAAGGCTATCTACATCCTGCAGGTGGTGAATTTGTACGTCCTTTTCTAAATACTGCTACTGCTAAAAACATAAACGAAGAAGTACTTCAAGAGCTTAGAATACAATTAGGTAACCTTACAGGCGAAGCTTTTAGTGTACTATCAAATGAAGGACGTATGGCATCTTTCTATGCTAAAGAAAAAGCATTTAGAGAGCTAGGTGAAATGATTTCTTCTAAAACCCAAAGAGATCGGCGAATAAGAGACTTTCTAGAACACCCTTTAGTGCAAGCTACGGAGGCAGAAGAGGTCCCAAAATTAGCTAGATTCGCATTAGAGTATTACCGTATACACAAACACGTAGATGGTGATTTTACTAATGTTAAAAAATTAAGAACTTACAAGACACAACTTTCAAATGAAAATGATGCTTCTGCTTCTGGAGCACAGTTAATTTCTTTGTCAACAAGAGACAGAGCGTTAGCTGAAGCGTCTAATATTGTAGCTACTGATCGTAAGAATCGTCTATACGATTTGGTAGCAGAAAGAACACTGTCTACTCCTGAGTTTCAAAAAATAAACCCACTAGGTACTGACTTAGACTTTGGTGATTTAGCTAAAGGTGCTAAGGGTCAATCTATGGTTGCTTTTTATGGAGCGGGGAGGGCTACGCAGGCGGCTGCTATTGAAGCTAAATTAGCTAAAGCCTTAGCCAAGAAAAATTACACTGTTATTTCTTCTACAGAATTAAGAGCTTTTAATAAAGATTTAGATCTTAGTATTAAAAGGGCAGAAAGCGATGATGCACTACAAGTAGCAGCATCTCTTAAAGAACTGAAGAAGGAAATCAATTACGTAATAAATAATAACGCTCCTGTAGGTAATCAATTGATATCTGCAGCACAGGATGTTCATCCGGATGCACAGGAGTTTATTAGAAAGCTGACCAATGCTCGTGGCGGTATAATTGGGCCGCAGCAATTTAGACAAGTTGCAGACATAATGAGTGGACATCTAAAGGACATTGCTCCTATAACAGAGAAGTTCGTTGCATTTTGGAAAGACGTTGCGTCACTTTATATCACGGAATCGAAGGAAGTTGATATTCCTTGGGTTGCGATGGATGGTAAAGTGCTATTTCAGCGATATCGCCCTACAGTTCAGGAGCGGATCGAATTTACAGATCCTGTTACTGGGCGCAAGGTTTCAAATATCTACGAAGACACTATAACAGATAGCAAGTTTAAAGGCAAGCAATCTATAATAGGAGCTCGTAGTGGTTTGGGAGTAAATGGTAATCATATGAATGATGCCACTATAGTCCGTTGGTTTCACCTGTGGGGAAAGAAGAACCGTGTTCAGACATCTACGATCCACGATGGTTTTGTTACTAACATTGCTGATTCTGTAAGAGCTAAATTCAAATTAAGAGAAATTTATGCTAGAGCAGTTGAAAGTGATACACTCTTAAACACTCTCAAGGAAATGAGAAGAAGAGGACTCTCTGAAGAGTCATACCAGATGCTTGTAAGGAGAGCAAAAGCAGAAGGTTTACTAAACCCCAAAGACGGCATTACTGCCAAAGACATCCTTGCGGATATACCAGAAGGATGGGATTTCTATGGAATTGGTCCATAGGGATATAACTCTTTCATAAGCAGACTAGCTGTGCTACTGCTGATACAAATACAACGGGCCGTGCCCAGGAGAATATTATGGATATTGAAAATAACAATGAAGCTTTAAACCAAGAAACTAACCCTACTGAAACTGGTGGTGAAGATCTTAATAAGATTATCGAAAACCGAGTTCAAGAAGAATTAGCTTCTATCAAAGAGAAATTAAATGCTGCTTACTCTCAACGTAACGAAGCTGTAGCCAAGGCTGTTGCTTTTGAAGAAGATAAGAAGAAAGTAGAAATTGCTCGACTAGAAGAAGAAGGAAAGCATAAAGAGGCAGGCGATATGAAGCTTGCGGAATTGAATGCTAAGTTGCAAGAACGTGACAAGCAAATCACAGAGTTAACTCGTGATAGTGCTGTACGTAATGCGCTTAAAGGTTTAGATTTCCGCAATGATACTGCTGCTGATTTTGCATACCGAGACGTTGTTGCTCAATTGGTACAAAATGAAAATGGCCAATGGATGCATCGTACTGGCGCTTCTATTAAAGACTTTATTGACAGTTTCCGTAAAGACGATGATAAAGAGTTCCTATTTAAACCAAAGCAATCCTCTGGCACTGGGCAGTCTTCTATGCAAGCGCCGACTGGAGGTTTTGACTCTAACAAACCACTATCAGAAATGTCTACTGAAGAAATCATGGCTGCAGCTGCATCCGGTGCTTTTGACGGCGGCAAGAAGTGGATTTAACTAACTAACACACTTTAATTTTAAAACTTATTTTGGAGACACTAAATGTCAATTTCTGCAAGTGCATTCGGCACTTTAAACAAAGCTATTTCTGCATACTCTGACGAGATGTACACACGCGCTAAGAAAATCGTTTCAACTGAACTAATCGGTACAGACGCACAAATTAGCCCTAATGGTGAAGATTTCATCGGCCAAGTTCGTTTCTACAAGCCACTAGGTAACTATGCTGTAGGCGGTACTAACTCTGCTGAAGACGTAACTGGTTCTAACAACGCTGTTGTAAACGTAGCTACTCAAAATGAGAACTACGGTGGAACTACTAACATCAGCACAGAAGTACAAACTTACATCAAGTCTGTCCGTACACACGGTGCTAACGAGTACTTAGTTCAATCAGTAATCTCTGGTCAAGACGGTCTATCTAAAATCGCTCGTGATTTCGCTGAAACTCGTGCGGAAGATGAAGACCAAGCTTTACGTGCATGTTTAGCGGGTGTTATGAACGCCGAGCTTAAAACTGCTAACGACTTAACTGGTACTACTTACTCTGCACGTTTCGCAGGTAACAGTGTTGACGCTGACGGTTCTAAAGCTTTTGCTTACGTTGCATCTTCTAGCGACACTATCGGTGACGGTTCTGCTCTTGAGCCATTAGTAGATTTAACTGCTTCTGCTCCAGGTCAACGCGTTGAGCACATCATTCGCGCAATGGGCGCATGGTCTGACTATACTCCTGATTTCGTATACATGGTTGTTTCACCAGTTGTATACCTTGACATCAAAGTAGCTAACTTAGTTGATGACGAACGTGTTACTGATGGTAACATCTCTTTCGAAACTTTATTAGGCGGCGTAATCCGTGTAATCGTTTCTCGTAACTTCGGCCAAGGTCTTGGTGCTGTTACTCACGCGGCACTTTCAGGTACTACTGAAATCTCTGCTGCTAAAGTATCTTACATGATGCTTCCTAGCTCTATGTACATGGCTAACGTTGATGTTCCTAACCCAGTTGCGATTGATCGTAACGAAGGTGTTGGTAGCGGTTCTGGCCGTACTACTGCATGGTACCGTTGGGGTTATGTAATGCATCCACGTGGTTACTCTTTCACGGGTACACAAACTGCATTTGCATCTAACGCAACACACCAAGGTTCTGCAGCAACTCCTGCATGGGATCGTAAATCAGACCTATTAAACTTAGGCATCTTGCCAATTTTCCACGCATAATCACCTAGGAGGTAACTGATATGGCATTACAAAAAGGCACTAATTCATATGTGACTCTTAACGAAGCTGACAGTTACTTCGAGGACCGATTAGACGTTGCTGCTTGGCAAAACGCAGAAGATGAATTAAAAGAACAGGCTTTAGTTAGCGCTACTTATATCTTAGATGATATGGAGTGGTTAGGTCAGGTTGTATTCTCTGATCAGGCTTTGGCCTTTCCTCGTACTAATGGGGTCTTTCTAGATTCTTCACGAGGGGTTCGAACTGCATTTAGCTCGACTTATACTTTTCCAGACTCTGACGAGTTAGAAACAGATTTAGGTCGAGATATCAGGTTAATTCGTAGGGCAACTTACGAATTAGCTTATCATTTAATTAACAATGATGGTCTTTTAGACTCTAGCGGTTCTGTTGAAACTATCAAAGTAGGTTCTATTTCTATTCAAGAAATTAAAGAAACTTCTACGACAGCTTTAATGGTTCGCAAGATAGTAAAACCTATGCTTAAGAATTCTAGCAATTCTTGGTGGGGGTACTAATATGTCATTACGTGGTAAAATCCAACTCTCAGTAGAGAAGGCTTTTAGTGCGGTAGGTGATTTGGCTGAAGATGTTACTTTGCGAATTAAATCTTCGAATGGTTACAATTTTGCCACTGGTGAAGTTTTAACGGAATTTCAAGAAAGCACAGTACGTGCCATTGTTACCTCTGTTAAACAAAAGCCAGATGCTTTAGAAATACTTGTGCCTCGGAAAGAGG